ACTTGAGCCGAATGACCGTAAACCGTAATACGATTCACCATACTCAAAAGCCATTTACTTAATTAGTTAAGTGTAATGTCTAAGTCACCTGATGGCACACGAAACACGTCACCAGTTTCAATAGTCTTGTTTGACGATAAAGCCGCATAAGCCATTAAATTACCTGATGATGAAGCATCGTAAACACCAACGTGTGTTACTGTTCCATAGTTAGCTGTAGCTGTAGGAAATTCTACTGCCGCATTATTAGACGTAGTGTTGCCTGATGTTGTAAATGCAACTGTTTGACGTGCATAACCACCACCAGTTACCTCAGTTACCGAACCTGCTTCGCCATCTGCTACTGCTGTAAACAACGCTAAGTATTTAGTAGATGGAGCTGTGTAAGCCGCACCTGCAAATACGTGGTCTAATATCTCTGTTTCTAAGAAGTTTGAAAAACTCATACTAATCCTCTCACTTTAAGTGTTAACCCTGACCCACTATAACGAGCTTGGTCAGAGTATTCATTTAATCTAGCAACTGCGGCAGAATACATCTGCGCCCAAACTGCTACCCTTTGGTCTTCTGCTAAGTAAGGTGCTGAGTGTAATAACGCTCCGTAGAGGTATACATCAGGTGCTTCTAGCAAAAGCCAGTTATCTGAGTTACTACTAAGGGATGGTACTTTCTGATAGTAAAGCAACTCAAAATCTGTGTCATTACTCGGAGTTGGGTACAATTGGAATTGTCCATCTGCGTGTGTGTACATACGAGGTGTGCCTGTAGCATTCTCGTTAGCGGCTCTCTTGTCCGCCATTGCATCTCTAGAGACTAGGTTAACAACTGTAGTGCCTGAGCCTGTAAGATGTAATCTAATTGTTTCTATCCAGTCTGAAGGTACTTGCATGTACTCATCACCACTAGATTGTTGTCCACTAGACCTTGCCTCCATCTTGAAGTGTCTAATGTCTCTGTTAATTTGTGCCTCAGCCAATGTAATAAAGTCAGGTATTACTGACGTTAAATCATCTCTGTTGAGGAAGTCAGCTATCGAAGCTTTAAGTCCTGTGTAATTAGATAAAGACATTAGTATGGCATCCTTAATCTATCAAAGTTTTCTGCCTCGTATTGTGATACTCTGTTCTCTTGTATAGCTTGTAAAAATGCAGGTCTTTGAAAATCTTCTAATTGCATGTATACATTGTGTTCTGCATCAGTCATGCTATTCACTAATTCTTGTGTAGCATCCATTTGATATGCCTCTCTGTTAGCAGGTGTATCAAAGCCTCTACTGTCAGGAAAACCAATACTGTTCATAACAGGTTGTGCAACATCGTTTAGTCCTGCACCAACTGCGTTAGCTCCTGCCATCATTAATGGGTCTGTGCCACTAGCATTGTTTGTGCTTACCATTGAACGCATGTTAACAGGGTCTAAGTTATCTGTAGTTGTCATAGGATTAGTAGCTGTCTCACCACCCATCAAGCTTTTTAAGAAATTGTTTTCTTTTATTTTTCCTGCAAGAGGAGAGCCACCACCAAGACCATCCATAACCCCAGTCATAGCTCCTTGAAAGCCACCTTTAAGTTTGTCCATGTATTCTTTTAAGGCTAATTCATATTCATTCATAAGATGTCCTTTGTCTAATTTAGCAGTAGTATATCATTGTTTTTATATTATTCCACCAGTTTCTTCGAGTCGTTTCTTCAGCCTGTCCAGTTTTTCACTAGTTATTTTTCCACCAATTGGTTGCATTGTTAGTTTGCGATAATCGTTAGCAGAAATATTATCAAATGTTATTGGTGTTTTTTTATCTGCTTTATTCGTATCAAATAGGTCAAGAATATGTACATTTTCTTTTATTGTTCCTTGTGCTTGACCTCGTAAACCTGTGTTATATGTTCTATGTCCTGAGTAATCAGCTTTAGGGTTTTTCATATCAATTGTTGCTATGTTGCCTAATGTAAGTGGTTCAGCATCTAAAAGTCCTTGTTTAGCATTTGCTATTCGTGCTTGTGTAGCAGATAATGCACCATCTAAATTTGTTCCTTTCAATTTTTGACCACCATTCATTCTGTAGTCTCTGTCAATTAATCTAATAATTTCTTTTCTTAAATCACCACTAACATCTTTACCTAATGGGTCTCTAACATCAACACCACGAAAGTTTTCTCCAATCATTTTGCGTGGAGGTGGTGGCTCACCTTTTTTACCTTTAGGTTGCACAAATGATTCTTTTCTAATTGTATCGTTTAGTTCATCTATTTGTAGTGGACTTAAACGTGATAATGCTGACTGTATCATGGTGTCAGCTATCTGATGACTAAAGTCACCACCTGTCGGTTTCATGTGCATGTTAATAAATATTGGGTCAATGTCATATCGTTCTGCTACTGCATCAGCATTTTTAATTAATTTATCAATTTGACTTTCTTCTGATGCCCACACTAAATTTCTCTTAACACTTTCAGGCAACCACATATAGTCTTCACCTGCTAATAGTTCTACTGGTGACCTTAATGGCACACCATCTACATCAGTTAAAAATCCACCACCACGTGTTAAATCACCTGCACCTACTATAAATGTTTTACCTTCTTGGTCAAAGATTGATAGGTTAGGGGATGTTATTATATCGTCTCTGTCAGGAATACTTCTTATTGTGTGTCCGTATGGGTCTAACAATCCTTGTTCTAATGCATTTGTTTCACTTACTCTTCTATCTCCTTTTGTTCCTGCAAACCCAAGATTTACATTTGTTCCTGTTGGCAGAAGAATGTTACTAGCTTTGCCTATTGGTTCACCTTTATTGCTTACTGGCTTTGAAGTGTTTTCATTAAAGGTAACTAAATTGTATGTTTTGTCAAAATCACTATCACCTTGTTTTAATCTTTCACGTGTATATTCATCTGCATACTTTCGTCCTAATACATTGTTAGCATCTAATCGTTTACTAATAATTTCTTCTACAGCACTTTGTGGTCTATCAAGATTTAGAGCTTCTTTAGGTATACCATTTTCAGCTATTTCTTTTGATACTAGCCATCCATATATACCTGAACCATCTTCAGGGTCAGGCACATCACCACGAGATACAACTTTCATTTCTTCTTTGAGCTTAAATTGTTCAGTCATTACTTGCTCAAGTTGTTTCTCTACTTGCCTAACTTCATTACTGCCTTCACCTAACATATCCATTAATTCTTTCTCAGCATTAAGTTCGTATAGCTTTTCTTCTAGTTGAACACGTTGGTTATGCAATGGCTGATATTTATAAACTAAATCCATGTATGCACCGTTTTCTTTCTTTAGAAAATCTTGCACTTGTTTAGGTTGTTTCCACAATGGCAGTTCGTCATGTAGCATTGTGTCTATTGCTGAGTCAGGAACATATACTCTGTAATCACCAAAGTCAGCATCTTTATATACATTTTGCCAGTCTGCATGTAATTTTTTTATTCTTTCATGTGTCTCAGGCATGTTTTTGTAATTAAGTAGCATGTCAGGCAAGTGCATTTCAGGTGCATCGTGATTCAATGCATCAAGATACATTTCAGCCGCAAGGGTATCGCCTTTATTGTTTGCTTCGTTATAAAGTTTTTGTATTTTAGCTTCGTATTTTAAATCTCGTGGTTGTTGACTTAGTGTCACGTCTCGATTGTCAGCATGGTAAATACCCCAACCATACATTTGTGCACCTTCTCCACTACCCATATATCTTGTTCTAAATCTATCAAATTGAGCAGGAGAGCTGTGATGCATCATTGCATACATACGAGGGTCAAGGTCTATTAATCCACCTGTTGCTTTTTTAATACGTGGAAAAAGTGATTCAGTTGGGTCAGCCATGTTTTGTAATTGCTCAACAAATTTGGCTTGAACAGCAGGATTTGTAACTACATCAGCTACACCTTTAACAGCAAATCCAGTACCAACCATCATTCCTAATACATCAGCAGGATTTCGTATTGCGGCTGTCTTTAAATTTTCCCATGAGCCAAATGTATCTTTGACCATGTGACCAAATTCATTAGCCATTTCTCTTTGTGCTTGACCAACGTCTTCACCAAGTAAACTGCCAACAGGTGTTAAATTAAGCACACCACCTGCTACTAAATTAGACACAGCTTCTGCTGAGACAGCAGGGTTAGTTGCCATTGTTGCTGTGTCTCTATATATTGAACCTACATTTGGTAAGAAATTAACTATAGGGTTTGTACTAGAGCGTTCATCGTTGCCTTCACCCCAACCAAGCATTTGAAAGAATGGACTTTCGGCTCGGCTATCATACAACGCTTTAGCCTCAGCATCTCTTCTTGCTTGTAACTCAGGGTCTACGTCTAGTAAACCACCAAAGAATTCTTTACTGCCTTCCCATATATCAGACAACAAACCACTCATACTACTCCTTGCAAGTTTCTCCTTAATGGTTTATCCCAGTTCTCATTGAAAGGCTTGTAGCCTATTGCAAGATACCTTGTAGCATCCGCCCCATGTGAACTCCAGTCATGCCTTGGTCTCATCCTCCAAGTCTTACCATTATCATCCCACTCTCTGCTATAAGCCTGTAAGGAATCAATAAGTTTCTCACATGATACCTCATCGAAATAGCATTTGTCTAGCATTGTTCTGACTTGTTGTATGCCATCGTCAATTAATAATGATGGTGCTATCTCAATGTTGTTAATGCCTAAGTCTTCAAGCATCTCCATTCTACTCTTACCTGTGCCTAATTCCCTAACTCTAACATCATGTGGTAGAACGTGTTGGTCGTAGACATAACCTTTGTCTTGCAATACCTTAACGTAATGCTCTAGTCCTACACCTGAGCCTTCATAGTAATCAATAATATGTATCTCAGCTCCTATGAATTGTGCAAAGACTATTGATGTGCTGTCACCTATTCCTAAATCCCAACTTGTAACTACACCTTTGGCTCTGTCATATCTAACCTTTGTAATTCTATCTTCATCTTTAGCTCTGCGTAATTCAGCAGAATAATATGCACCCTCTGAGAATATTAAGAAGCCACCTTCCCAAATGTGTTCGTATGACTCAGGACGTTTCTCTTTATCTTCAAGCCTTTGTTCATCGAGAACTGTTGGAAACCATGGATTATCTTGCCATTGCATACTAACTATCTTAGAGTCTGAAGGAAAGCTATCTCTAAACCTTTCATGTGTTGCACTATACTTTGACTCAGGATTCCATGTTATCCATACCTCAGAGTTGAAGCCAATACTTTTATCTTCTTCACGTACTGTAGGCATTAACAAATCCCATGCTCTACCACTAACTGACTCAGCCTCATCAACCCAAGCTATCAAAATACGTGACTGTGACTTGATACTATCTAATGAACGTCTTAAACCTGCAAATGTGTACGTTATATTGCCATCCTTTGACCTGATAAACTTCTCACCTATCTCATAGTAGTCTGCTAACCAATCAACGCTTAAAATGGCAGATTTAATCTCAGCCATTGATGACTCACCTAACGAGTTCATAAACTCACGACCACAAAGTATTGTGCCTCTGACACCTGACATTCCCCAACGATAACCAAAAACTGCTGTCATCAATGCAAAACTTCTTGTCTTGCCACTACCACGTCCTCCATAAGCACCACGTATTCGAGCTGTGCCTTCAAAGACAGGGATTAGTTTATCAGGTAATTGTACTTCAGCTACTTGACTCATTCTTGCTAACTAATTGTATGACTGTTGGCTTCATAGATTCATCACTAGATGTTATGTCTTGCTCCATCTTATCGTGGTAGCCATGCTTACCTAATACAAGTTTAGTTATTGCTGAATTAAATGTGTTGTTGAGACCATTGTTTACGAGGGTTTTAGACTGGACTTGCATACATCTCCCTAATATGTACGAAAACCCCTTGTTTTTATCTTTTCCCCATGAGTATAAAGTGTCTCTGCTTAAACCTAAATGCTCTGCCATTCCCTCAATACTTGGAATCATATCACCATACATTGCAAAGTCATCTATGTAAGCAAGAGCTTTCTCTTCTAACTCTTCACTCCACTTAGTTGGTCTAGCCATATCTTTCTCCAATAAATTAGTTAGGACACCCAGTATTTTGTAAGCACTACCTGTAGTAGAAATAAAAAATGTCCTAGCTAATTAACTCTCTCCAATCATCAGGCAGATTTAATTGCATTCCTAAATCATTTTCTGCCCAAGCTATGACATCATCTAAAAACAATCCCATTTCTTTAGTCGTTAACTCTGTTGTGGATTTTAGCACTACTTTACTCTTTCCT